GTGCTGGATTTTGTAAAATAACCGTTAATCCATTTGTAGATACTGCAAGTGTAGACGTACTCGATAAAGTGGTAAATGTATTTGCATTTAACGAATATCCTTTAGCTTTAACATTTCCAACAACATCTAATACTTCATTAGGTGTTGTAGTTCCTATACCAACATTACCAGAAGAATCAATAGCCAGTCTAGTCGGCCCATTGGTTGTATCGGAAATTTGAAAACTACCATTATTATTCTTAATGCTAAAATCGGAATTATTATTTGTGTCATTTAAAAATATTTTTGGTTCAGTAGAAGAAATTCTAAAATCCCCATCTTTTATATCTAATAATTTACTTGGATCTGTTCTTCCTATACCAACATTACCATCAGAATCAATGCGCATTTTTTCAGTTGCACTTGTTTCAAATGTGATTGTATCATTTGCAGGAAATCTAATAGCAGTATCTGAATCACCAATATGCATAATCTTATCAGATATACGTAAGGTACCGGTTATCCTAGAACTTCCAACCACATCCAATTCAAAAGTTGGAGTATCAGTTCCTATACCAACGTTGCCTGTAAAAGTAGGATCTGTTAAAGGAGCAATTCCGGCTTCTTCTAATGTTTTATTGACGTACTTACTTGACGAGTTATCGTATGCTATAATTTCTTTATCACCAATACTTGTAATATTAACATCAGTTAAACCAGCCAAAGTTTCAGACCCACCACCAGCACCTGCTACTTGTGCATCGACATAAGTTTTATTTGTTAAATGTTCTCCACTTGTAGGTGCAGTTGTCGTTATTATATTTTTACTTGCATATATGTCACCATTAGCTGAAATATCACCAGTAACACTAAATCCTGATAATTCAAAGTTAATATCCATTGTTGTAGCAGAAAGTAATGTTGTAGCTAATATTGTATCGGCTTTTAATTCACCGGTAACGTTCAAGTTACCATCCATTGTACCACCCTTAGCATATTGTACTGCATTAGTACCACCACCTGCTGACATCTCAGCATATCGTTTCATGCCCCGGACTTCATTCTGAATATTACTATTCAATTCATTTAGTAATTCTGATTTAACTGAATTTAATTCTGCGGTTTCTATCTTTTCTCTTAAAATAGTTTTATATTCAACTACTTCCTTATTATTTACTGCAGCTAATAATTCATTATATTCATCATTTTTTGATTCTGAAATTAACTTTACCTTTTTGTTAAGTTGGTTAAATTTTAAATTAACATGCTCAAGAATTGATTTAAATTTTTTATTTTGTCTTTCAATTATATTTTTATCAGTTGCAGGAATTTTATTTTTTAATAATTTCAATTGATTTAATTCTTCGGTAAATGTATTAGAAAGATTATCAATATTTTTAGAAATAGTCTGCTTATTTTCTTCAATTAATTTATCTGTATGTTGGTAAATTTTTTCATAAATTTCTTTACTTTTATTATCAATAATACGATTTATATTTTCTTTCGAAAATTCTTTTACATTTTTTAATTCCAATTTAAACTTTTCACTTATATCGGAAACACTCTCTCTTAATTTTTCTGCTTCATTGAATACTAAAAATTTATTATCTTCTTCGTTTAATTTAAAAAAATCATGTAATTTAGTATCTATTTCTTCGTTAAATGTTTTTACTCTATCTTCAAATTCCCCATCTATTATAGTTAAAAATTCTTTCTTTTTATCTTCAAATTCATTTAAACGTGATTTATATATATTAGTATAATTGGTAATTTTCTCTTGAATTTTATCTTCATTATATCGAGATATAATTTCTTCAGCTATTAGATTATTAACATCAGTTGATGTTTCAGTAATGTCTTCAGTTGATGTTTCAGTATTGTCTTCAGTTTTTTCAGCCGGTGTCATTATTATCGGTCGTTCTATTACTTTATGCATCAAACTTTCATTAATAAAAATTTCTCCAACTTTACCGATCTTTAATATAGCCTCGGTAACGTAATGTTTACCATCCTTTATAATATCGCAAAGTACAAGAGGTAGACCATCTACTTCATCTATTTTTTCAAAAATAAATTTATCATTACCAATACTACATTCAAATATATCAAAAAAAGTCTCGTTAATAGATTCAACTAAAATAATATTATTTTCACTATCAGATGACGTAAATACACAATCTATATTATTAAGTTTAAAGTTATCCATAACTTTAATATTTAATTATTTTTTTCTTGAAAAAAAGTTATTTTTTGGGATTAAACGGAATTAATCCAAACTTTTAGTTGCGTCTTATATTCAATTCTTTCTCAGTAATTATTAAAAACTTATAACCTTTTTTCTTACACCATTCATTAGCAGCTTTCCATTTTGCTGTATTCTGCACATACATTTTCTGTTCGTATAAAATCGTCTTTTGTTTTTTAAATTTAGTTTTAACTGGTCTTAAAGTCTGCTTACTTGGTTTTATTTCAATTAAAAACTTATTTTTATTGCCATTTTTATCCTTAAAAACAATATAATTATCAACAAAGTATCGATGAACTTTACCATCTAAAGGATTTAAATATGGTATAATAATATTCTCACTACCCCATGCTAGTATATTTTCGTTTAAATCAGCCCATCTAAAAAATTTCAATTCCCACCCGGAGCGATATATAGGGTTACCTTTACCGATATATTTTTGTGAATTAATAGGTTTAAAAATGCCTTGTCTAAATTTTTTATTCTTTTTAATAAATATAGTTATGACATTTGAAGAGAAAATCATTAAAAATAGTGAAATAAGACAAAGAAATTTAATGCGACCTGCTAAGATTGCATTTGATAAACCTGATACTGGAGTAACCATTAATAAAAAAGGTGCTTACTTTTTAATAAAAGACTCGGCTGATATAACTATAAAATATTTACCTTTACTATCGTATGGTAGTTTTAAAAATCCTATAAGTGATTTAAAAGGTAAATTTACTCAATCTGAAATTATAGATTTTGTTGGTAGAGCTAAAGAAGAAAGCTATACAAATCAATTATTAAGTGTGATATTAACCGATATCGGTTGTACACAACCTATAACTCAAATTGTAGATGATGATAAAGAAGAAGAACTTGATTTATCCTTTAGTGAGGATGAAGATGTTTACGGTGATTATGAAACGGAAGAAGAAATTTCTGTTAAATCTTCTACAACTTCAACGCAAACAATTGATGTTGAAGATGCAAGTATAGTTATTCAAAAGCTAATAGAAGTATTTAACGCTAAATAATTAACCAACGAAGAATAAAGGAGGATCTGCATCGCCTTGACCTGGAGCAGAACCGGTCATTAACTGTTGTTCTAATTTATCTCTTTCAGCTAATCCTTGACTCATTAAGTCGTTAGCGTTTAAACTACCTCCTCCAAATAGAGTCACATTACCATACTTACCTCTTATATTAGCTACCGACATTTTAGTTAATGCTAATGCATATTGATAAACCCAAAGCTCTTTTAATATATCTCTTATAGGTCTTTCAACATAACACGATACTACACCGTAAAATCTAACATTACTATCATTAGATCTAGGCTGAGGAAACATTCTTAATAATTGAGTTCTTTCATCAAAAGTATATGAACGTTTAGTTGCAAGTAATTTTTCTCTAGTCTCTAACCAATTCTTTAAAGTATACCAACTTACTAAATCAAAACCATAATTACCCATTGCATAACTAAAATATGTTTGCTGAGCTAAAGTTTGTTCAATAGTAAACAAAGTATTAATACCAGTAGTAGAACCTTCTTCAAAATCAGTTACTGCTATAACTTTTCTATAATCCATTATATCATAATCAAAACTATTAACAAATGAATTGATATTATTATTTCTACCATCTGAGGAAGTTAATGACCCCTGCACTGTAAAGCCTTGCTGTATCTTTTCTATAAATAAATCCCCTATACTGGATAAAGTTTCACTATCTGAAAACTGAGTTAATGCATTATAAAAGTCACCAGTGAATATATCATTAGCTGAAATACTTGTAAAGCTACCAGTTATATTATCATAGAAAGTAGATGATAAAGCTGATGATGATAAAAA